ACTTTTTTTACAATTCATTTCGTACAAATAAATACTTCCCTCGCTAATGCAATACCATAAACGATTACAACACTCTTCAGCGACCCACAATTTACCATTATGCCGGGCCTTGATATTAGGCCTGCAAGGGTACTATATCTAGGTAGCGTACCCTGGGTAAACAAAACTGCTGCCGAAGTACGCATGGCAGCTCAAGGAGGGCATTATGCCCGAATTTCTACTAATCCTCCCCCTAGTGGGGGGGCTCGTCGCCTGGCTCTGGCGACGGGCAAAAAAAGCCAGTGACAAACACTGGCGAGAATTCGTCAAGGGGGAGCAAGACGCCCCCCCTGGCGGATGGGTCGAAGACGGAGGGCCCTGGGTTAAAGATTAGCCCAAGGTCATCCAGACCTAAAGGTCGGCAGCGCAAGCTGTCGGCCTTTTCTTTTGCCTAAATTTCAATAAAAACAATGTCATACACTATAGACGAATCACAGTATCGTGAGGCTAGCTATAGAGGTGTACCATTTTGCGTGCTAGATAGCGAGGTAGCAGGCGGTAGAAGGGTTGTAAAATACGAATATCCTAAGCAGGACATACCTTATACGCAGGATTTAGGACGTAAACAAAATGAGTTTACAGTTGAGGCTTTTGTACTAGGTGATGACCATATTGAGCAGGCTAATGATTTAGAGGCTGCTTTAAATGAAGGTGGTTCAGGTACTTTAATATTACCGTTTAGAGATAACCAGACAGTAATATGTACTGAATGGAGGCGTAGCGAAAGTCTGGAGGCTATGGGTAGAACTAGTTTTACCTTAACGTTTTGTGAATTTGGTGAGTTTAGAACCCCATTTACTGATGTAGCCACACAAAGCAATTTTTTAAATAGTGTTAGGGATGCTGTTAGGCAGATTAGCGATGATTTTACTGATGCTATTAGTTATTTTGATGGTAATGCCTTAGTAAGAGAGGCAACTAATAACGTTTTATTTGATATAGCAGATGAATTAGATAATTTAGTATCTAATTTTACTAACACAGCTGTACAAGAGATACTTAGCTTCTCTGACTTTGTTGATAACTTGCGTGATAACCCAAGTATATATTTTTCAAGTTTGAGTTTGCCAGTATTTTTAAACGGAATATTAGATGCAATTAGTAATAATGCGTTGGATACTAGGGGTGTATTTAACACGCTAACTGAATTAAAAGATTTTAGCTCTTATGATGGCTTAAATAATCTGAGTACAGTTAGTAATTTGCAGGCCTTTAGCAATGAGGTTTATATAAATAACCTATTTTTAAGCATGGCAGGTATTCAAGCTGCTAGTATATATTCAAAAAACGAGTACACAAACTCTGCTGAAGCTATAGAGGATTTAAACTTAGTTACAGAGCTAATAGAATCACAAATGCAATTAGCAGGTGATAGTGGTTATGATGTCATATATCAGCAATTATGTAAGGTTCTAGCTGATTTAAGGTGTGATGCGCAGCAGCGTATATTAAACTTACCTTCTAGGTCAGTAAGAACATTAACTAAATCCCTGCCTAGCTTAGTTGTAGCATATAAATTATACGGCGATATAGACAGGGAATCTGAACTTATAAATTTAAACTGTGTGGCTAACCCTATGTTTATGCCAACGCAAGTACAAGCATTAAATGGATAATTAACTAGCATGAATAGCTAAAATATTGTCTAACACTAATATACTTTTGTAAACACACTTGCTGCCAAGAACTAATTAACGCTTTTTACGCTTAAAAGTTCTGCGGTACGTAGTTCTAGGATGCCTGATAGCATAGTACCTAGAAACGTAACGTCCCGTAATTGCGGATACATACCTCATATGTATTCTCCCAATTAAGATGGGTTTAAGCCCATCGCTTGACAATCACCTATTGATTGCCTGCTTACACAATCTTTAGGCAAAAGGGCAGCAAGTGCAATATTAGGCTAACACAACAAGATAAGATTTAAAACAACCTAATTGATGGATAGAGTAAAGGTAGTAACGGGTGGCCGTCAATTTGATGGCTGGACATCTGTAACAATAACTAAATCCATGGATGCTATGGATCATGGCTTTACTTTAACCGCATCACCAGACCGTGAGAGGTTAGATTTTGTAGTGCCAAAGTTAGTGCCGGCTGCTCAAGAGGAGATACAAATATCTCTTAATGATGAGCTAGTATTAACTGGTTATGTATTTAGTTATAGCCCAAGCATAGATAGTGAGAGCTTTCAGATAACTATATCTGGCCGTAGTAAAACTGCTGACTTACATGATTGCAATATAATAGATCAATCTGGGCAGTTTAAAAACACAGACGGTTTGGAAGTCATAAAAAGGCTTACAAGCCCATTTACACATCTAAACGTAACGAGCGATGATTCAAGTATAGGCTTAGTTAATAACTTTCAGATAGAGAACTCTGAGCGCGTTGTAGATGCCATACAAAGAATAGTACAGGTTAGAGGCTATAGGCAGCAAACAAATGCCTCTGGTGAGCTTTATATTGCCAAAAACACTTGGCAAAATACTAGCCAGCAGTTTGTTGAGGGTGAAAATATAGCATCTGCTAACGGTAGCCTAGATTACCGTAATAGGTTTTCACATTGGCAATGTAGGGGGCAATCAAAAGGTTCAGATACTTCATATGGCTCGTCATTAAACAGCATTGCAGAATTGAGAGATTCTTGCATGCAGCGTTACAGGCCTAAAGTAATAAGAGAGTATGGTAATATAGACAATGATTTAGCGCGTAAGTCATTAAATAATTATGCTATGCGTTCAGTGGGTGAATCAGCCACCCTAGATATAAAATACCCTAGTTGGTTTGGTGATAATGGACAGTTGTTAGACATTGGCCAATTAGTATGGTGTGAGTTGCCTAGTTTTTTACTTAGTAGGCAAATGGTTATTAGCACTATTGAATACAGTCAGGATGAAAGTGGGTGTTATAGTAATATAACTCTTCAACTACCTGAGGCATTTGGAGCAGAGGTTAATAACCAGCCAGTAACTCAGCCTTTTGGATTTAATGCGAACGCTTTAAAAACCGGTGCTAGGGTAGCCACAAATAATCCAGTTACTGTGCCTAATAACCCTAATTCTAGTACATTATGGGCTGATTACTGCTTAGCTGAAACAAACGAAATTAACAATAATAGGCCAGATGTTATTTTAAATAATCTAGGCCAGTCTCCATTTGGTATAAGCAATGAGTAGAGTGATATTTGATGCTATTTACAACTCTATTATTAGGGGAGTAGTTAGCAAGTGGGATAGTACACGTAAAATACAATCTGTTGTTGCTGATATGGGCGATAACTATAATCAGGGCGAGGTTGAGCATTTTCAAGCTGCTGGTTTTGCTAGTAAGCCAGCCCCAGGTGATAAAACAGAGGCTATTTATGTAGCGCCTAGTGGTGATGCGTCAAAGCGGCTTTGTATAATGGTCGCGGGCGATAGAGATAAACATTTACAAGTAGAAGAGGGAGAGGTTGCTATTTATGCTCCAGATAACCCCCAAGCTTATATCAAAATATCAGGTGATGGCAGTATTGTTATTAATACTAATGGCCAAGTTAAAATTGAAGATAGCTCAGGCCAAAGTCAGCCAGTAGCTAGAGTAGGGGATAGCGTAGTAGTTGATGGAAAAAGTGGAGTGATCACTTCTGGTTCAAGTAAATTTCAGAGTAGTTAAATGGAAATAAAAACACACAAAGCCGGCAATCCTTTCGCCAGAAAAAGAGTAGATGAGTTAGACTCAATAAGTGAGTTTCAGGCCGCTCATATAGATGAGATAGACTTAGATTATCAGCGCAATCCATTTAGGGCTAAGTCATCAACTAGTAATCTTGGTTTTAGTTTAGCAGATTTTATACAATGAGTATCTATCCATTAAATAACGCTTTTGTTAGCACCTTTGTAAAGGGCAGAGGTTTTGACTGGGAAATTGATACTGGTGCGCAAGGTTTAAAGGGGCGTAATGAGTTATATTCTGCGGTTATTATAAGCCTGTTTACTGACAGGCGTGCAAATAACGATGATACACTGCCTACTGGTGAAACTTGCCAGCGTGGTTGGTGGGGAGATGCATTAGATAGTGAGCGTCCAATAGGCTCTAGGCTATGGCTACTTAGTAAAGCTAAAAGCTTTAATGAAACACTGAGTCTAGCTAGGCAATATACTGAGGAAGCATTGCAGTGGTTGATAGACAAGGGGGTAGTAAAATCCCTTGATGTTACAACTGAGTATGTAGGCCCTAATTGCATGTGCATTAATGTGGTTTTTACGTCCAATTGTGGGCAACAAGATAATTTTTCATTTTCAGGCGAAAGGCAATCTAACTATTGCTGGGCTTGGTGTGAGGTAGAAGATGAGTAGTTTTAGTAGACCAAGTTTAAGTGATCTAAATAAGAAGGCTATGTCAGAGTTCCAAGCTAAGCTTGGTGCGGATGCTTTTTTATGTAACAGCAATTTAAACGTTATATCAAAAGTATTAGCCGGTATGGCTCACTCTTTATATGGCAACTTAGATTTTTTGGCAGATCAAGTTAATCCAAAAACAGCTTGTGGAGAGTTTTTAGAAAATTGGTCTAAGTTATTTGGGGTTACTCGTAATCCAGCAAGAGCTGCTAACGGTAATGTTACAGCAACTGGCATAGAGGGTGCTGTAATACCATCAGGTACGCCATTATCAAGGCCAGATGGTACACAGTACACAACTACAGAAGAGGTGGTTATTGGTAATAGTGGCGATGTATCAATATCGATACAGGCTGTAGTTACAGGTCCAGATAGCAATTATTCTGGTGGTGCAGTTATGCAATTTGATACTGCAATTACACAAGTTGACACTGATCTAACAGTTGAGCTTAGTGGTATTAGCGGTGGTGTTGATATAGAAACAGATGAGGCTTTACGTAATAGGTTGTGTAATAGAGTAGCTAACCCACCAGTGTGCGGTAATAAAGCAACCTATGAAGCGCTAGCCTTAGACTTTCCTGGAGTTACCAGGGCTTTTGTTACTGCAAATGAGTTTGGAGCTGGCATTATATCAATTCGCTTTTTAATGGAGGATTTATACCCAGATAACTTTGGTATACCTACATTGCAGGATATTCAAAATTTGCAGTCAGCTATTGATAACACAGAAAGTTGCAAGCCTTTAGGGGTGTGTGTCAAGGTGTTTGGTATTGACCCTTGCCCAGTTGATATAAATATATCAGGCATTGTGCCAAACTGCCAACAGATAACAGATGAAATACGAGCTGAGATTACAGACGCTTTTAGGCGTAGATCAGTGCCTGGGCAAGAATTCAAACTAAATTGGATAACGCAGGCTATAGGTAATGTTGCTGGTATTAATGATTACACATTGACGCTGCCAACAGCTGATATTCAGCCAAATAACCAATGTTTGATAATACCAAATAATATAAGTATCGCATAATGACTATATCACAACCGCAGCAAAACTGTTGTGAATATGACTTTTGCATATTAAGTGAGTGTCAATTAAAGCAACAATTATTAGCTTTATTACCACAGGGTTTAGCTTGGAAAATCCAAAGTGGTAGTGTGCAAGATAGTTTCTGGGGTGCTGTTAATGCTGTGTTTTATAGTTTAACTGAGCGTTTATGTGATTTAGTAAAAGAGCTAGATGTTTGTAATGCCAACGAACTGTTAAATGATTGGGCGGAGCTATTGGGAGTGCCAGACGATTGTTTTGCAAGTTGTGGTGATAACTATTGCTTCCCAGCTGGACAAGATAACAACGTTATAGAGCCAGATATTTTATCTGAAATATGTAGTAAAATGTTATTACATGGCCTGGAATGTTGTGACGTTAACTTCATTAAACTAGTTGCCACTAACTTTGGTTTAGATATAGAGGTAACGCAAATTTGTAGTGATCAAGAGCGTGAAGAGTTTACTACTAATTGCGTGTACAGTAACTGTGCCAACAGCTTACCTGTTGGAGATTGTGGGTTGGCCGTGTCTTGTTCAAACGGTAGTTATAGCAACTGCACTCTTAGTTGTGGCACTAGTGATATTAACTATACGTGTAATGGTACAGTAGAGAGTTGTTTGCCAGCTCAAGATTGTATTAGCAGTACCATTTATATAAAAATACTAAATACAGTAGAGAAGTTTGACACCTACTCTAACTGCACTCATTCAAATAGTTATTTGTGTTACGAAAAGGGATTACAAGAATTTACTTGTTTTGCTGAAAAGTACTTCCCCGCACATTTACAACTTTCAATCTGTCAAAATAATTAAGGAGAAAATATGTTAACAACAACTGGTGAAGGTGGAGTTGCGCTTCAGTGTGGCTTCTCAACAAACAATGGTGCTTTGGGGCATGCTGAAACTGGCTGCTCAACATTAATAAGTGGTCGTTATCTAAATAGCATAGCTGGTAATATGGTAGGGGTATTAGAGGCAGCGGGTATGACTGCTGTTGACGGTGATTGTAACCAACTAGCAAGTGCAATACAAAAATTAAGTACACCACTGGGTGTGCCAATACCATTTATGACTGATATGTTGCCAGCAGGCTATTTAAAAGCTGATGGTAGTACTTATAATATAGCTGATTACCCAAAACTAGGAGCTGCCTTTGGTAATACTTATGGTGGTGATGGCACTACTACATTTGCAGTGCCAGATTTAAGGGGTTATTTTTTACGTGGTCAAGATAATGGCTCAGGTAATGATCCTGATGCTAGTGCGCGTACGGATAGAGGTGACGGCACAAATGGTGATGCTGTAGGTACTATTCAAGATTTTGCTATAGAGAATATAGTTGGAACGATAGATGACATACAGACTTTTAGTCTTGGCACTCCACCAAGTACAGGCGCATTTAGTTATATTGACAATGGCAGTAATGCTAATGACAATAGCGGTGGGTCGTCAGTTGGA